TTTGCTTTTCTATATTTATACATCTTTTTTTATTTATAGGTTAGGTATTACTTTAGCACTCATTTTTCTCCTTGCAGTAATTTTATTACTAATTTGCACCCAGAAATTTTGACTATCTAAACTTGTTTGTGCAAAAATGTTATTATACTTACTTGGATCAACATACGTTGTTAAATCTTCAATTCCTGTTGTTCCTTGTTCATATCTTCTATTTAGTGTCATAAACATACTATCACCACCTTCACCATTTTCTGCAAAACTACCTCTACATTGATTCACATTTGTCATATAGTTAATCCATGCTGGTTGTTTTCCTGCTGTATTATATGTTGGTATTCCACTATTAATTTCTGTATCAAACCACGCCATTTGATCTGTTATTAAATCTTGGTATCCTATAGCATCTAACGCAGGTTTGTGTAAATCATTCATTGTTTTTAAGTTTGTATCCCACTTATTACCTTGACTGTAATCTACTCTTGGTGTTAAACTCGCTATTCCTATTATGTAACTAGGTTCATCTACTTTAATTTTAATTTTACCACCTTTGTTTTTATCTGTTAATCTTCCTCTACCTGCTAACGTACCCAATGGTTGTTCTTCTCCTGCTACTTTAGTATCTGACATACTTACTACTTCTTCAAATCCTAACTCTCTTATCAATGATCCATGATATATTGGATTTTCACAACTTTTAGCTCTTTCATGTGTATATACTGCATCTAACCAGTCATCATAACTTCCTCCACTTATAGCAATTCTATTTAACATATTATATACTTTATTTGCTAAGTTTAAACTATCTATCGTAAATTCATCTCCTGCTGTACTAACTGCTGTAACTTCATTAATTCCGTTACTACCATCAATCCATTCTGTACTAATCCAATTGTTAAATAAATCACTTTGATATGTCTTGATCCCGAGTCCTTCTTGACTTGCTAGTTTATAATATTTTCCATCAACTACACTTCCTTCATATCCTAAACCTAATCCATACGGCGCTACACTCTGTGGTTCTAATAAGAATGCTGTTGTATTTCTTACTGCTTCTAGTATATCCATTCTCATATCATCTATATTATCTAACGGAAATTCTGTTAACTGTGGTTCTCCTTCTCCAGGATTTTCTGTGTTTTCTAATGTAGCACCTACTAAATCCCATGTTTGTGATGTTGCTAATCCTATATAATTAGTAAATGTTACTGTCCATATTCCGTTGTTTTCTACTACACTTGAGCTAGTAAATATTGTATTTAAGTACACATTACTTCCTGCTATTTCAACTAGTACTTTACTTGCATCTGGTTCACCATATGCCGTACCTGCATTTTCCCAACTATATTCTATACTTACTGTTACTGTTGGTAATGTTCCTGTTTGTGCACTTGTATCTACAGTTGCACTATTATTAAAGTTTACTGTTACATCACTATCAGGACCTGCTACATTTACATTTACATCAGTTGCTACTGGTGTAAATTCATTTACTAAATCTGTTGCGTGTATTACAAATCCCCTTTCTTCTTGTTTATTTGCATAGTAATTTTTGTATATATCCCAATATCCTAAGTACGGTACTGCGTTAAAATCTCTATATACATATGCTGTATTTTCTTCTCTTCCTACACCTCTCATATTTAAATATGAGTATATACTTGAACTATTTACTTGACTATTATCACTTCCATTTTCATCATATTTTGCAAACATTCGCATTTGTGGTAATAATATTTGACTCATATCCATACCTATATTTAACATATTCATGTGTAATTTTCCATTATATAATCTTACTGGACATTGGAACACATCCAATTGTACCTTATAACTTCCAAATAACGGCCCCACTGTTGGTAACGTTTTTACATCACACGCTAAATCTATATCAAAGCTATCACCAGGTAGTGCTACTTCACTCATAAATGGTACTAACGTTCCTGATGCCATACTTGATCTCCATATATATCCTAGATCATGCGTACTTCTTTCATAATTTCTTAAGCTTACTTCTTGTTTGTTTCCTGAGCCGAGTCTATCGCCTCCAATTTCTGTTTTCATATTTCTTTTTTAATTTTATTGTTAATTTTTGTTCTTACTTCTTCCAGGAGCATTACTACCTGGACAATTCTATTCCATGTTATTTTACTTAGTTCTTCTCTTACTTCTGCTTCACTTGCCGATTTTTCTGTCAATCTATAATCGCCCATTACTCCGAAGCTTTGACCTTCAATTGTTATTACATGAAACGGACTATCTGGTATTTCTACTCTTTTAATTGTTTGATTTTCAGAAGTCCCAGAGTCTTTGCTGTGGGTTTTTTCTGCATTCACTTGTGATTGTTTTAATTCTGTGTCTTTCATTTGTTTTGTATTTAGTTGAACTTTTTAATTTAATGTATTCTCCGTTTTCTAATCTTCGTTTTAATATTATTTCACCCGTTTCTGTATCTACATACATACTTTCGGTGCTCCATATCGGTTTCTCATATTTCCTCCTTTCCTTTTTCCATTTTTGTAAATGTTCGTACTGTTGTTTATTGTAACTCATTTTTTCTTATTTTAGCATTAACGTTTTTATATTGTTATATCTGTAACATTTTGTACCTCTATTTGAACTATAATTTATATACAGTTAAACCCATTTTGTCGATTGACTAATCTAATATACATTTTTTTTTTTAACTAGTCATTTTCTCTGCCCCTACTTCATTGGTTCTGGCATCACTTCACTACTACTCATCGATTTTTTTTTATTAGCCTGGTAATTTGCTACTCCATATAACTTTTCTAATCTTTCTATCTTTTTTAGGTATCTTCTATTATTTTCATACCTTTTTAATTCCCAATTCTTCTCATCATTTCCATATCCTAATCTTTTGTTTTTTTCTCTCATTACTTTAAGCAATTTAAAGTATTCATCTTCTCCATTACTTATATCCACTTTAACTCCACATACATATCTTTCCTCCTTATCTAATTTTTCTAACCAGAGAGCTTCTCTTTGCTCTTCGTTATAGATTTTATTTCTATAATACACTGGCAACGCAAGTTCTATTCCTTCCCTTGTTTTATACGTTTCTATTGTTTCCTTTTTTTTATACTTGTTTCTTGTACTATCTCTTCTTTCTAAATATTTACTTCCTATTCCTTTACTCGTAAATATTTTACTATTATACATTTTATGTACCTCATCTGTTTTATTTACATATTTCACTATATAGTTTATCGTTTTCGCACTTACATAATCCCCAATCCACACTTTTCCATATTTCCATATCTCCTGTATGTCTTTCACTTTGTCTGTCCACACAATACCATGCATATGCACTCTTTCTGTGTTCTGGTGTCCCAATTCTGTCACTAACCAGTGCCTCAATGTCTTTCCATATTTTTTTCTCCATCTTTCTGTATATCTTCTTACTGCTATTCTACATATCTCATTATCTCTATCATACCCATTTAATCCTTTTATCTCGTTATCTATTTTTTGCAATTCGAGTTCTGTGAACGTTAAAGTTATAAACTTAGAGTTTGCATTAACTCGGATATCCTCTTGCAATCTTACTTGCCAATTCCTGGCTTTCTGTTTTTTACACTCTATACATTTTCCACACCCCACGGGTACCATTAATACTCTCTTATCTTTAATAGGGGGGATGACCCCCCCATTTTTTTTATTCTTTAGGTATTTCCTGTTCTGTATCAGCTTTGGATACAAACACATTTATTCTATTATTTTAGTTTTAAATACATTATCACCAAAGTTTTTTATACTTTTTCCTTTCATTCCACCTATACCTTGCATTACATTTTTAGCTACTGTTGATCCATAGAATAATCCTAATAACGTTCTTACAGTATTTCGATCTGCTTCGTTATTTGTTGGATCTAATCCTATTTGTGTCATTAAATCTACTATTGAGGATCCTGTTACTTTTTTCTCCCTTTTCAATTCATCTAAATCTTGTTTTACTTTATTCCATTGGTTTACTGTTTTTAGATTCGTTGTCTCTTGAATTGCTTTTACTTTATTTGCAATTTTCAATTCTTCATCTGCACCTAGATTTTTTTCTCTTGCAATACTTTCTGCAATTTCTTGTCCTGCTTTATCTGTATCTATTCCTCCAGTTTTCGTTGCATCTGCATTATCTTTATTTGCTCTTGCTTTTAAGCTTTCTATTTGTGCTCCCATTAACAAATTGCTCATATCCATTACTCTACCTTGCTGACTGCTTCCCATTGAAGCACTTCCACCACCTTGTGATCCAGTCGTTCCTCCTGCACCTGCACCTTTATACATTAATGCTGGGTTTAATCCTGCATCTTTCATATGTCCAACTTGTGCACCATAATTTGTTTTATTCCACATATCCATTTGCAAGTCATGACCTTGCCTATTTAATCCTGCTTGATTTTGCATTTGCAAATTCATCAAGTTCCTTTGATTTCTGTAATTTCTTCTTTCTGCTTGGTGTCCACCAATCATTCCTAGTAGTTGGCTTCCAAATCCTGCACCAACTCCTGACATTCCTAATCCATCACTCATATTTTCTATTTTTTATTTATTAATTATTTTTTGTTTCGCGCTTTACAAAGCGATCTTAACCTCTTGATATATAAGAACAGATGCGTACCATCCCTATAAAAAATTAGGGTAAAGCTCCAGGTCTTGTGCCTGAAGCTCTGCCCATAATTTTCCTACTTCTCTGCTGTACCTTCTGTTGGCTTAGCTCCGCTATCTTCTTTTTTATCCACATTTAACTTGATCACTTTGGCTTCGTCTTTTTTCGATATTTTGCCTTTTGCGTCTCGTTTGGCCTGGATACTTCCTTCTACTTTACTCATTGCTTCTGTAGCAATTTCCCATCTATCTGTACGGATATTATAAGCACTTTTCACTCCTTCTTTACGTTCCGTAAATATTTCAGGCGCTCCATCGCTTATTGGTTCTTTATTACTAACAATTCTTTCTATCTTCCATTCGATAGGTTCACCTTCTACACATTCTACACTTGTTAAGCTACTTTTTTTTGCTTTTCTATATTTATACATCTTTTTTTATTTATAGGTTAGGTATTACTTTAGCACTCATTTTTCTCCTTGCAGTAATTTTATTACTAATTTGCACCCAGAAATT